CTTTTGACCTTCAGGGCAACCTTGATGGGACTTTAATTGCCAAGGCGTCTGCTACGGCAGCCGATAGAACATTCCAAATATTTGTTTTTGACAAGGAAGGACAGGCTCAATTAGCAGTCTACTACCGAGGGACAGTAACAGATGTCTTATTAGGCGTTGAAAATGGTTTGCATACTGTTGTGGCGACATGGAACGGGTTATCAACTGCTGTCTATGTGGACGGTACTTTTATTTCAAGTCCGCCTGTAGGTGTGGCAAGTGAAGAAACGTCAGAAAGAATTATTATTGGGGCAAGAACTAATGGGACAGGGTTTTTTCTTGATGGCATTGTAAGCCATACTTTGATTTACAACCGTGTCCCATCAGCAGCAGAAATACAGCAAGCAATAGACTTCCCCTGGCAAGCATGGCAAGACGACAATACAATACTATTCGCAGGCTCACAAGTAACACCGACAGGCGGGGTAAATCTATTAGATGGTAAGTTTGAAAGGAAAAGGCTGATTGCATGACAAAAAGAAAAGACCCAAAAGACCTAAAGAAGAGAGGGAGGAAAACAAAGTACCGGCCCATAATGTGTCAGAAAGTAGATGAGTATATTAAGGACTGTATTAAGGTGGAAGAGGGCAAAGAAAGACAGCTCCCGTCAAAATCAGGCGTGGCTATCAAATTTAACGTAAGTACTGTAACAATAGACACTTGGATGGAAAAATATCCAGAATTTCTTTATGCTTTAAGGAAAGTCAACACATATCAGCTTAATCAACTAGAGAATAGAGGCATGAACGGGACCGGTAATCCAGCCATTACGAAGCTATTGCTATCGCATAATCACGGGTACAAAGAAAGATCGGACGTGACTAGCAATGACGAGACTATCGCAATCAAGATACCAGAAAAGTTTAGGGACATGTAGAAAGGGAAAGAGTATGGACCGAGAGACTATTATTATTATTATTATTATTGCAGCAATAGGCGTTTATATGTGGCACATAATAGGGGTTGTGGCATCTAAGCAGCTAAAAGAAGCCGTAAGCGGCAAAGACTTAGCGGCTCAAATGTTTGTAATGGGACCACTAACAGTATTGCTATTCTTATTATTGTTATTCTTCTCCCTATTCGGCTTAGACGTGGAAAATCATGCCTAAAACCCAAATAGACCTAAGCAACCTAGCAGACGCGATAAATCCCAGCTTCCAGCCGCTACTTACCAATAAAGACAGGTGGTTAATACTTATCGGCGGCGCAGGGTCGGGCAAATCCTTCTTTGCAACCGATAAGAAACTACTGAGGATAATGAAGGCCGCAAGCGAGGGTAGGACTCATAAATTCTTATGCCTCCGAAAGACACAGCCAGCGGCGAGAAAATCCCTCCTAGCTCTATTTAAGGACTGTATAGGGAAGTTTGGCTTATCGGGCAAGGCGAAGATAAACCTTACCGATATGACAATACGCTTGCTTGGTTCTGAAATCATCATAACGGGCTTAGATGACGAAGAGAAGATTAAGTCTATTCACGGTGTAAGTAGCATCTTCCTTGAGGAATTAACTGAATTCTCCTTTAAAGAGTTCATGCAAATCAACATCAGGCTTAGGGGTATACTGCCTGATTATAAACAGATTATCGGGTCGTTTAACCCAGTAGACGAAAGCCATTGGATACGTAAAGAATTGTTCGGCGATGAGCTACAGGCCGAGCTTGAAAAAACTATTGCCAATGGAGGAAATACGGTCCGGAGGGTGTTTAAGTCTATTGTCGACGGCAAAGAAATAGAGACGGCAATGACGGTGATGCACTCTACATGTGACGATAACGAATTCATTGACCCTGAATATAAAGCCGAGTTAAACAGGCTGGCAGCTATGGATTCCAACTTCTATAAGGTCTACAGGCTTGGTATGTGGGGCGTACTTGAAGGTCTTATATTCGATAAGTGGGAAGTAACTAAAGACTGGCCTGCCGATCCTGACGATGGCGGCTTCGGGCTTGACTTTGGATTCTCTATTGACCCTACAGCAGCGATAGAGGTGGCATTTAAAGGCAATGACCTGTATGCCAGAGAGATACTGTACGAAACAAAGCTAACAAACCCCGTTATAGCTGCAAGGATCAAGCCAGCGACCGATATAGCCCCGTTCGACATTATATCCGCTGATTGTGCCGAGCCGAAGTCTATCGTCGAGATAAGGCAGTGCGGGCTTAATATAGTGCCTTGTGCGAAAGGCCCGGATTCGATCAATCATGGAATACAGAGGGTAAAGCAATACAATCTCAAAGTGGACTATAATTCTCCGAATCTCATTAAAGAATTACAGTCATACAAATGGGCAACGAATAAGGATGGATCAACAAAGCACCCGCCGAAGCCCTTCGACCACAACAATCATTTAATAGATCCGCTCAGATATATCGTGACAAAGCTCAAGGGAGGTGGTAAAGTAGACCTGGAAGTATTGGGGCAAGAAGAAAAGAAAAGCAATATGTTTGAAGAAGACGGGTTTGTCGACTATGTGCCACTTGACGCTAATGACCCGGCAATATGGACTAACATGTAGAAAGGACCGATTATGGGCGTAGCAAGAGTAAGAATATCACATGAATTCCTAGCAAAAGCAATGGGCTTTCCGGATGGAACCAAACTCCGAGGAGTTACGACGTCGAATGATACCAATGCTGGGTTAATCTTAGAACATGAGGAAATTAAAGGGGATTACGAGAATCTGCCGCTGATACATCCGAAATATACGAGAGTCCAATTTGAGTGGGGGCAAAGTGAATAAATCTATAAACCCTACCCAGACGCAAGAAAACGCGAATACATGCCTAAATACGTGTGCATTCGGGCCGATTTGCAGCCGGGCCTGCGGAGGATGCGAGACCGAGCCTTGTTTTAAGGCTGAAAACAGCTTCCCGGAGTGTGTAAGCCCGCAGGAATCAACAGAAACGACCATTCAGAAAGGACCGAATTATGTGGACATTTAACGAAGATTGCAGTGAATGCGGCAATGATAACAAGAATATAGATTTCAATATACATGAAGATGATAAGGGCGTCACCCGCAACATTGCAGGGTGTACCAGATGTGGCACTATATTATTCTATGGGCTTCCAACGCCAATAGCTAGGCCGCCAAAGCCGGACTTCACCCCGCCCATGCCAAAGGTCAAAGACCCGAAGCCAAATGAATCGCCTATTTTCGACACCAAAAACACACAGTATCCCACCTGTGACGTTACTGCCCCTCGAAAAGACCCGAAGCCGGAGGATGACGAAAGTGACTTAATCTTCATGGGCCACAAGACTAAAGATATGACCAAAGGTGGTCTCTTGGAGGTTGTCAAGTACTTAAGGTGGGAATTGAAGTGTATGCACGGCATAGTCGAACAGCCGCCCGAGATTGATATTGACATTTGCGAACAGAAAGAAGGCTCGAAGTCAGGATTCAGGCAAGGCGAGCATGAAGGGAGGCTAAGATGCAATACCTGCGGTGCTACCGTGGAAGATTCAGGGCAGATGGAAGCCCTCGATAAGGCCGGAATTGAACAGAAGCCAACATCAGAGATATTAGACGAAACACTTGAGGTCTTGATGAAAAAGGCCCAAGCGTATGAAAACATCACGGCTAGTTCTGAATGGAAGTCCCCCCTCCCCCGCAAAGAAGTAATAAGCATACAGCCGGGAGATGTGGTGGTAATGTCGAGTAAATGCGATTATTCATTGAAAGAGCGGAATACGTTAAATGATGGATTAAAAGCTCTGTTCCCGTACAATAAGAGTGTTTTGTTGATAAATGGCGATTCCCTAGAAGTATACAGAGAGCAGGGCAAGGTCGCAGATAAAGGCGATTGTACTTGCGAGGGCGGTCCGAAATGGGAGTCTGTGCGGGGAACTGACCGTTGCTCTGAGTGTGGCGGGCTAAGAGAGCAGGTGAAAGATGAGTAAGCCTAAAGAACCTGAAATAGACAGATACCCAAAGACGACCATAATCGATAAGATTCTGCCTTATGCAGTTAGCATAGCATTCGGTGTTATGATGTTCGGCTGGCTGGCTATTAAGATAATGGAAGGCCCACAATGAAGCGTGAATACTGGATGGACAGAGACGGCATGGGAATAACCCCCAAGAAGACAGAAGTATCTATCGTAGACATAGGAACAGAAGTGCTGAGGGTAGAAACACAAAGGAAGATAGATCGAGTGGTGGATGATATTAAGGCCGAATACCCGATGACTACTCAGGAATCATTTCAAGCCCTTAGTGCTGCTTGTGACGATATGAAGAAAGTTACCTTGCAGATGCTAGGCATTGATAGAGTGATTAAGTTCTTATCCGGAGTACCGACAGAAAGTACAGGGCCGAGATAATGAAAGTAACAAACGGAACAGAAGTGCTTTTTTGCAATAAATGTTAGGCAAGACAAACTTTCTTCTTGACAACTAACAATCAATATGGTATAAGGCTGGTATATGTCGATAAAAAGCAAAGTATTAGGGTTTTTATTCCGTAAGGCCATGCACTACTCGGTATTAGAGATGTGCGGTCTTTCTACGGATTATTACGGCGCAAAGACCGATGCACAGCTCATCGCTAAGATACGGGGCTGGAGTTGGACTTGTATTGATAAGAACGCCAAGGCATGCGCCCAAGTGCCCCTCCGGTTGTATACCACAAAGTCAACCAGGACCACCAAGAGCCTCAAAACAAACCAGCTAAGCAAAGAAAGACACGCTTTCCTCCACACGAAGCTTGCAGAGCGAGTAAGCACAGCCGATCAGCTTGAGGAGGTTACAGACCATCCTATTATCGACCTACTCCGTCAAGTAAACCCAAACAACAACGCATTCGACCTTAAAGAGATTACAGTAAAGTACTTAGAGGCGATAGGGGTTGACTATTGGTGGTTACAGCGTGGCATGGGCGGTGAGATTCTTAATATATGGCCTTTGCAATCTCAATTTGTAAAAATTAAGCTCAGTAATAATAAAAAGCGGATTGCTAGCTATGAATACAAGATAGGCCAGCATACAAGCAATTACAACCCCAAAGACATAATCCACTTCAAATACACTTCCATGACCTGCCCACTTAAGGGCGATTCACCTACAAAGGCCGGTGAACAGAGTATCGATCTTAATGAGGCCATGAATCAGTACGAGATTGCCAACTTTAAGAACGGCGGCAATCCTTCAATGGTAATGGAAATGCCTGTTGATAGCACATTGGGCGATACAGAGCGTAAGCGGATCGAAAGCAACTACCGGAGCGGCACGGGCGGAGTAAAGAACACTGGAAAGATATTTGTCGCTACTGGCGGTGCGAAAGTCCACGAATACGGGCACAAACCCAAAGATATGGGATTCGTGCAGGGCCGTAAGACTACCCTGGAGGAGACATGCGGTGTGTATGGCGTACCGCTGACATTCGTAGTGCCTACCGAAATATCCCGCGATAATCTCCGATCATCTATCAAGCTATGGATGCAGTTCACCATCAACCCAAAGCTGACTATGATCGAACAAAAGCTAAACGAGCAATTTACCCGTAATTGGGGAGAAGACTTGTTCTTGTTGTTCGATGATGCTATCCCGGTAGACGGCGAACAGCGGCTTAAGGAGATCGAAACCCTCTTAAGGACTAAATACAGCTCTGTTAACGAGGAACGAGCAAAGGACGGCGTAGACCCGGCGCCGTGGGGCGATGAGCCAGTAGAACCGCAGCCGATAGAAGTCGAGACCGTAGACGAACCGAAACCAGAGCCTAAGAAGGTAAGGAAGCGGGAAGGCCAGACAAACGACCTGCCCGAGCCTGACTTCATGCCGAGAGTGTTTGTTGCTGCTATGGTAAGGACATTTAAGGCAATGGAGAATGACATTGTTAAGGGATTAAGGGAATATGGAAAGCCGAAAGCTATCGAAGATGACGCGGCGGATGCTGCTTTTGCTGGTTCTGTGGATGATATTGTAAGTTCTGTTTACAACCAAGCTAAATGGGGCGAACAGATTTCCAGGGACGCCACACCATTTATTCGCGGCCTTTTAGATATCGGCCTTGTCGAAGCAATGGAGAAAGTAAAGCCTGATGCCATCGTAAACGCTTCAAACCCGTCCGTACTAAGGGCACTTGACGACAGGTTGGAGCTAATCAAGTCTACTGCTACCACAAGCGAGACAGAATTAAGGGCGTCAATATCCGAATCTATCGGGCTGGGCGAATCCCGGAGCGGTACGATTAAGCGAGTCCGCGAACAGTTCGACACAAGGGCGAAGGCTGACCGGGTTGTCCGAACAGAGACTATATGGGCGCATAATGAGGGCACGACCCTTGCATGGGAGCAGAGCGGAGTTGTGACGGCTGTTAAGTGGGATACTGTCCCCGATGACCGCCGGTGTCCATATTGTGCTTCAATGCACGGCAAGGTACAGAAGCTCGGCGGTAATTGGTTTGATAAAGGTGAGTCATTGACGGTAAAAGACCCAGTTACAGGAAATAACATAACGCAGAAGTACACCTATGAGCCGATAAAGCACCCCCCTTTGCATCCAAATTGCAGATGCCAACAGATACCTATTATATCGGATAATTAAGGAGTAAAGAAATGGCTTGCGTAGGACAAATGAATGTAATAATCAAACTGAATACAAGAGACGTATCTATACCACTTAAGATATTTGCGGTTCCGGCTAAGCTTTATATCGCTTGCCTCAACGCATGGTATAAATTAAGAGGTAAGAAAATGTATAAGCTAACAGTGAAAATTGGCGAAAAAGATGCGTATGATCCGCTTGAGACGATGGACGAGACAATGGATAGGCTGAAAGAAAAATTAGATGCTTGAGCATTACCCAAATAAAGGAATAGACATGACCTTGCATGAAACAGCGAAAGACGCCTTTAAGAAGGATAAAAACCTACAAGGCATCGTAAGAGGTATAAATCTTGGAGTTGGTACGTTAAATTGCACCGCTCATGATGAAGAATGCTCAAGGTTCAATCTTGGTGCGAGCAAGAATCAATGCAATAAATGCTTTAAGGAATAAACAATGACAATCGAACCAGAAAAAGAGATCGAACTAATCGAGTGCGAGTACAAATTCGACGGCGCGACAAAGGAATCTTTCGGGCTATGCAAGGCTACCGACATAAATGAGGAAGAACGCTCTGTCGTCGCCGTCATTTCAACCGATGCTATTGACCGGGATAATGAGGTGCTTGTACCTAAAGGCATGGACGCTGAGAACTTCCGAAGTAACCCGGTTATCCCGTGGTCTCATAATACATTCCAGCCTCCCATCGGAAAAGCTCTATGGCTTAAGCAGGGTAGGAAGCGGATTACTGCTAAGATTAAATTTGCCACTACTGAATTAGCCGAGGAAGTCTGGCAACTATTCAGAGGCGGTTTCCTCAAAGCTTTCTCTGTTGGGTTTATTCCGAAAGAAGGGCACAGGCCAACTCCGGACGACATTAAGGCTAATCCGGCACTCGCAGAGGCAAGGTTCATATTTACTAAGTGGGAATTGACGGAATTTTCACCTGTGACCGTACCGGCAAATGCCGAAGCTCTTGCATTGGCTGTAAAGAATAAGAGCATAACTATGTCAGACGAAATGAAAGAATGCCTGCATGTAGAAGACGCCGAAGACGAAGAATTGCTCTTATGTGCTAAGGATTTCAAAGAAAAGGCAATAAGCGTAGAAATACCAGTTGAATTTTATATTGAAGTGGAGACCGTATGATTGCTTACTTAAATGAATTGCTCGGACTTGACCCCTTAGGTATATCAGCTTTGTTCACGAATACTGTATTTGTCACTGACGCCATAGCCGATCATGAACACGCTGTGGTTGGGATGGATAGTAGTATAGGGACTCTCGGTGTCCTTAATGGAATAAGAAGTATAGCTAAGTTACCGCTGATTGAATATATAATAAACGACGGCGTAATAAGTGAATTTAGAGAGCATAAAGAAGTTGAACCAGAACAGGAAGATGATACAATAGAATAAGCCAGTAGAGATATTAGGCAAAAAGTGACGGAAGTATTAGGGTAAAACCGGAGATACTAGTTACGGCAGTCAGAGATATTAGCTGATAAATGTAAACTAGAATTTAAGGAAACCCTATTATGAAAAAGGTAAAGATTAGACTCCTAAAAGAGTGGGATAACGCGGGTAAGGTATACCCCGAAGGACTCCTGCTGAAATTGGACGAAGAAAACGTAAAGTCACTTGTCGACGCAGGCATTTGTGAGATGTATGAGCCGGAAGCTCTTGATGTCGTCAAGGTCAATGATGTTGTGGTAATACCGCCCGAACTCAAACTGTGCAAAGAAGACAAGACAGAGATAATCAACGAAATCCTTAAAAAGAACTCCGACTTCCAACTCCAGCAGGAAACCGAAGACGACTTCCTGAAAACAGGTGGATTTAGTTCGCTTGGTGAATTTGCTATCGAGTGCCGTAAGTCTGCTAACGGCGATTTCACCGAGAAGATGGGTAGCTGGATGACGCAGGTATCAAAGGCTCCTTCGGGTCAAAATGAAGGCATTGATTCTGAAGGTGGTTTCTTGGTTCCGACAATCCAGCGCAACACCCTGATGTCGAACCTGCTCGAAACATCCATTGCATATCCTCGAACGATGAAGATTCCAATGATGACTAACTCGGTCGGAATCCCGGTTATCGAAGACGAAAGCCATGCCCTGCATGTTTACGGCGGAATCATTGTTTACCGTCCAGACGAAGGCGGCGACATCACTTCCAGTAAGATGAAGCTCGGCAAGGTCAACCTGGAATTGTCCAAGCTTGCTTGCCTGGTATTCGCCACAAGCGAATTGCTTGAAGATTCTCCGATATCTATCGAGCCCATGCTCAATAAGGGCTTCGGCGACGCTATCGGCTTCCAGATCGACGAAGACCTGATGAACGGTAACGGAGCAAATCAGTCTCTTGGTATCTTGAATGCACCAAGTCTTGTTGTGGTCGCTAAAGAGTCCGGGCAGGCAGCAGATACTATCGTGACAAACAACATCCTCAAGATGTGGTCACGTCTGCGTCCTGCTGGGCAAAGTTCGGCTATATGGCAGGCAAACATTGATGCGTTTGTTGCTATCGCCACCCTCGCTCTTCCTGTTGGCACAGGCGGTTCTACTGCCGGTCTAATGCAGACAAGTACTAACGGTGTAACCGGCAAGCCCCTTACTACCCTCCTCGGTCGTCCTATTGAGTTCTCCGAACACAACCAGACGCTCGGCGATAAGGGTGACATTACCCTTGCAGACTGGGGACAGTACCTTGTCGGTGAAAAGAACGGTGGACAGATCCGTGCGGCTTCGAGTATTCACTTGAAGTTTGTATCCGATCAGACAGCGTTCAGGTTCATTGTCCGTATGGATGGTAAGCCTTGGGAAAAGACCGCATTGACTCCGAAGCACAGTACTAAAACACTGTCCAGCTTCGTAACTCTGGCGGCTCGTTAATAGTAAATTGTTAATCTCATTTAAGGAAATAAACAATGAGTGAATTTCATTATGTAGCAGGAACAGGGGCAAGCACTACGCTATTGGCATCGCCGGTAGCAGATGCGTTTGCCGGAACTATCTATACTGACGTTGTAAGTCTCAGTGAATTCGAGCAAGCCCTCTTTACCCTTTATTGGGGAGTGGGCACTACAGGTACAACCCTTGTAACGGTTGAATCCTGTGACGACTTCACGCCTACAACTACTCAGGCTGTAGAATACGAATACAAGCGAGTATCAGCAGGTGAGACTAATACTAAATGGACAGCAGTAACGTCCGCTGGTTTCACGACTACTGCCGGTAGTCACCAAGCTTACGTAATCCGGGCAAAGGCCGAGAATCAGTTCTTGAACTACCCAAATGTCAGGCTGAAATGCGTCGAAGTTGCTAACGCAGCTTTGCTGGGCGGTTGTCTGATTCAGATGGCCAAGCCTTCGTATGACAGTGAAGTATTGAACGCTGTAACGGCGTAATTTGAATAAAGTCCGGTGCGGGCGGGAAACTGTCCGCACCCTAATATTAAGGAATATATTATGACTACAAAAGCAGCATACAACGAAAACAACCAAACTTTTTTCGACGACAAATACAACCCAGCCCAGCAGGGCGGCGTATGGGCAACATGCCCGCTTAATGCGGCAATGCACGATCCTGGAGTAGCTCATGTTATCTTTGAAGACTTCAATAACAATGATGCCGCAACAATGGCCGGCTATACAGTAACGCAAGCCAGTACAGGCACATTTGCTTTGACGGACGAAGTCGGCGGAGTAGCCTTAGCAGATTGCAATTCTGGTACACAGCATCAAGGCGTCAATGTCCAGAAACTCGGTGAATGTTTCAAGCCGGCAGCCGATAAGGATATTTGGTTTGAGGGTCGCTTTAAGGTAGAAGATACCGCGACTACGGCACAGATATTTTTCGGATTAGCTGACATCGACGGGACACTGCTTCCAAGCGGAGCGCTTGACGCAAATGCCGATTACGTGGGATTAACAGTCCTAACAACCCTCGCGGGCGTGGCTGAACTGTCAGCATGTAAGGCAACGGCCCAAAGCCAAGTAACCGGGATTAAAACTCTTGTGGACGGCGTGTATGTTAAATTCGGATTCAAGATCAATGGCGTTACGTCTATTGAGTATTGGATAGATGACATAAAAGGGTCTAGCACTCTGTTGACGGCGAATATTCCTATCGTGGATTTGACGCCTACTTTTGTTTGCCAGACCGATAGCACTACCGATCCGATACTGCACATTGACTATTTCAAGTGCGTACAAATAAGGTAAGATTTCTTTTCTGTGTGTGGGCGGTCTTGGTCCCGCCGCTCACAACCTTTTAAGGAGAAACAACATGGCGCCAGTAACGAAAGATATGTGGTTAAAAGTTTTAATAACGGTACTTATTGCTATGGTTCTCGGCTCATTTACGGTCGGCTTTGCAGGCAGAGCCGGACTTGATAGCAAGAAAGTCAACAAAGAATACATGAACCAACACGAAAAGCATCAAACAGAGCAGTTTGGATATATAAAGGATTCGCTAGACCGAATCGAAGGAATCAAGAAATAAGGAGTAAATTATGGCAATTACAGTAACAACTCACACGCTCGGCAAAGGAGCTGGGTACTCTAAGCAAGGAATATCAGCAGATGCACAGGGAACGGAAACGATAGTCGCTGCCGTTTCGGGCAAGTCTCACCTTATTAGTTCTATAATGATTTATTGCCTATCTGCGATAACGGTGACTATTCAGGACAACACAGGCACTCCGATTCCTATAGTCGGCGGCATAACCTTTACTACAACGGCACAGCCTGCGGTTTATGCTTTCCGAAACCCCATCAAGGTTGCGTCTGGCAAGTCGATTGACGTAGTAGCCAGCGGAGCAGGTCAGGTAGTTGTTCATGTCCAAGGAACTACTGAATAAGAGGTAAATTATGAGTGACTATAAAGGCGATTTTGTGGCAGGAGCAACAGTCAGGGCAACTTTCAATAGTTACGCTTCTGCCGGAGAGAGTACGACTATAACGGAGCTTGTGGCGTCCGATGTATGGATATACAGGGACGGAGTTATTCAATCAACCCTTGGTGCAGGCGTTACGGTCGAGATTAACGTGGGCAGTACTGGCTCTCACAGGATTAGCATTGACACAAGCAATACAACCGATGCAGGTTTTTATGCTGCTGGCCATGATTACGAGGCAAAGCTAAACGGTGCTTTAATTGACACTAAGACAGTTAACCCCTTTACGGCCGAATGGTCTATACAGAACAGATACATGCGAGGCACTGACAATGCAGCCCTAGCGACTTCAACTGTAAGCCCAGACACGACGTGGCATATCGCCACGACAGGCAACGACTCTAATGGTGGACATTCAAGGCTTGATGCTAAACTGACGCTTGATGGGGCTTATAATGCCGCGTCTTCTGGGGATACTATTATTGTATGGCCGGGGACGTACGTATCTCCATTTGTCGGCCCGACCGATCACCAAAAAAGGCTTAACTGGATTGGAATGGACCGTAAAAGCGTAATCGTTATTCCAGCTTCAGGAAATGCGTGGGTATTCGGTGCTGGTTCAGCTAATTCGCAAATAACAACGATGACTATAAATACAGATGGCAATGGTTCTCATGGATTGGATATACAAGACGATAATATAATTGCCCGCGACTGCGATGCCTTAGGTGAGAACGATGGACTATTTGTAGTTGATGATGTTTTAAACTTCCAAATGTATGACAGTTATATTCAGTCTGTGGCCTTTGATGCCGTGCAACTTAATGATTCAGTTGACACGCTTATTGATAACTGCGTGATTGAGTCACTCGGCATTCATGCATCAAGCGTCCCGTGTCGTGGCGTTACAACTACAGGTGGTTGTTTGGGAGCAGTTGTAAGGAATAGCGATATTATAGTTGACATGCAAGACACTGTAGAACATGAAGACTACGTTTCCGGTGCTTCCGTTGAAGGTGAATTGGCGTTTGAGAATGTAAATATCTTTGTGCGAAAAACTGCCACCGGCACAGACGGCACAGTCATAGCTCCTGGTTTCTTTGCAGGAGTCGTATTGCGCCCATCTGCCCCCGGCGGAGCGAATACGCCTCAGTTTACTTGGAACGGTGGAACTATCAACATGACTTCGCCGTTAGGGTATGTTTACGGAATTAAGCTAGTTGAAGAAATCGATGGAGCTTCATACGCTGGCGTTAAAGCTAAGGCGGCTATCCGTGGTGTTTCTATAGTACAAAAGGACTCAAAAGTTCAGTTATCAGGCGGCATAGTTGAGGTAGTTGTCGGAGGCAGCGAAACAACTGACTTCCGGGACGATACCTTATTTGCAGCGTTCTCAACAAACGACTTTTTCAATAGTTTAATAATTCATTGGCTCACTGGTGCTAATGCTGGAACTAAGTTGGGTATCACTGATTACGCTGTATCAGCGGCAGAGAGACTCGTAGTGATCGCCCCCGCAGCAAATGATATTGTTGTCGGAGACACATACGAAGTATTGACTAGCAGAGTTAATTCTATAAGCGTTGATACAGACGGCGGCGACCTTACAGTTCGTGATGCTGTCTACGATACGGCACTTACAGAAGGAACGTTTATTGATACCACCGAAGCTATACTTGAAGATACAGACACTACAATACCAGCCCAATTAGATAGCATGTCAGGTGAGACATTCAGTGCATTAACAGATAGCCTTGAAGCGATAAGAAATAGAGGCGACGCATCTTGGACTACAGGAGCAGGTGGCGACGCTACTGCGGCTAACCAAGCTATATTACTGGCTAAGCTTTTAGCGTATGTCCAACTGACCCTTAGAGAAGACGCTGCAATCGACTTTGATAACGCTACAGAATTGGCCGAGATCAACGCGAACGAAGGCAGTGGTGTCGGTGCTTATCTTGCACAAAATGATTCACAAGAGGCAATAAAAGGCGCAATAGTAGGCGGTGGCGGTACGCCGTTACTTACATAAGGAATAGAATATGAGTTGTCCAAATATAGGAATACTAGAACAGGATTTAACCTTCTCGTTACAGGTTACGGACGCCGCAGCTGAACCTACAGACCTCGATTCTTTGCCGACCTACAAGATATACGAAGAGGTAACAGATACTGAGATAGCCTCTGGTACAATGGCGAAACAGGACAATGCCAACACCTCGGGGTATTACATTGAGAAGATCGAAACCACAACTGCTAATGGATACGAAACGCTAAAGACTTATACAATTAGAATTGAGGGCGTATTAGCAGGCGTGGATGTTGCAAGGCCCTTTTCTTTTATATGTCTGGGCCAGAGTGACCTCACAGTAGCATCAGGCGACCTCTTGACGACCACAGAGCGGTTTAAACTATATATGGGCATAACCAGCTCAGATGACGACACTTTAATAGGACAGCTAATCACGCGATCTACAGACGCAATCCATGTCTTTTGTAATCGCATATTCCCAGATACCACATATCGCGAATTCTACGACGGGGACGGACAAAGCGAATTAGTCCTACATCAGTTCCCTGTTATCGCGGTTACTATGTTGGGAGTCGGCAGACAGGACGCTTTCGGAATACAAAATACTTCGACCGACGCGTATCATGCCCAGGTATCAATAAGTGAATTAGATATGACATTGCAGGTTCAGGGCGGTACAAATGACGGGTCTGAAACTCTAACCCTTGCCAGCTACTCGACTTTAACTGCCCTGTTCACTGCTATATCGAATCTAAGTAAAGGCTGGACGGTAACGCAAAACACTATCCTTAACCAGTGGTCAGCTATCGAACTACTGCCTACGGGTAAGGGTTTACAGTGTTTGACGGACGTTGCGTATCCTAATTTGCCCGATGACCCTGCGGCGGACTTTATTACCGATACAACAGCCGGGATTCTTAAGTACTTCGGCAGGTTTAATCGCGGGTTCGAGAATGTCGTAGTGCGATACACTGCGGGTTATGTAAATATCCCAGGTGATCTTGAGCAGATTTGCATCGACCTTACAAAACAGTATTACGACAAGCGGAATATTAACTCTGATTTGAAGCGTGAAAAGATAGGTGATTATGAGTATGAAACAGGGTTAGGTTCGTCAGCGGGTGGCGTATCGAGTATGTCCGGAGATATAACAATGCGATTAAGAAAGTGGATGACCTCAGCATGAGTCTTTACCCAAATACAGCATTAGTAGAACAGGTTAGCTTTAGCCAAACAGCGGCAATGACGACTAACCCTACTTATTCTACGCGCATTGCTTCACTGGCCTGCTCTTTGCAAAGGAAAGATACAGATACGACAAACTCATACCAGAAAGAAACCCTTGTAAATGTATACAGGCTTTACACGCCCAATAATTCCACGTCATTAACGATAGACGAAAGCGACCGGATAACTTCGGGCGGTAAGGTATTCGAGATTACCGGTATTGCTGACGGGGCCGGGCGAAGCCATCACCTTGAGATAGATTTACTGGAGGTGAAATAATGGCTAAGATACCCGGTGGGACTTTGATATGGAACGATGACGAATTTATTGCATTGACAACTAAGGAAAACGTAAAAGCAGTGACTAAAGCCGCTATAATTGTACAGGCGACCGCCAAGAAGCTTATCGGTGGCACAGGGTCCGGTAAACTGTACCGTAGGCGCAAGCAGACGGGCAAGCGTGGCACTTTTACGGCGAATCAATGGCATAGGGCGTCTGTAGCGGGTAAGCCGCCTGCAAGAGACAGTGGCGTCCTGGCGAACAGCGTAACCTTTGAAGTATCGAGAAAAGGCGACAGAATTAAAGGCAGTGTCGGGCCTGACGTTGACAGGATAAAACAGCAGTCGCCCAGAACAGATCCGGATTATGGGTATTTCTTAGAGGTAGGCACAAAGGACATAGCAAAGAGGCCGTGGCTTGAACCTGCTTTAATAAAGTCAAGACGTAAGATAATGAAGCTATTTACAGTAGTAAACAAGAGGCTTGAATGATAACCGATGTAGCACAAGCGATAGGAACGAAGTTTAACGAGACGCCCGGCTCGGACGCTCTCCGTACGGCTTTATCGGGTGGGCTATTCTTCATGGAGGCCCCGGACGATGTATCGTTTCCTTACGGCGTCTTTACGTGGGACGGGTCAACGGTTAATGAGACGGCGGGAGGGCGTAGGAATGCTACAGAAATAGCGTCTATTTCATTCAATCTTTATTCTAAAAATGACGATGGCGAATTAGAACTATTCGATATAGTGCAGAAATTTATAACGGTCTACGACTGGACAACCTTAACGTATCCAGCCGGAGAATATACACACGAAGCTTGTGAAAGAACAAGCGCAACTAACTTAGGCAAAACAGACAATGTCTGGAGAATCGATCTCGATTACGACATTTGGTATCAACATTAGAAAGGGCTTATTATGGCTTTACATGGAAAACTATCAAACAACTTACTAGACGGAACTGCTATCGTGAATCTTGAAACCGTCACGATAGACCGAACCAGTGATGTAGTAGACACTCCGGCAATGGGCGATGACTGGACTACCCGGCTTGCTGGCTTGACTGACTTTACGATTACCGCAGAGGGCAAGTCACAAGTTGGCCTTGTAACAGTTGCGGCGGCGGGGTTGCTCGGTGATGCTGGTACTAATATTGCAGTCATTGAAGAAACTAACGCCAGTTATTCGGCAGCGGCAATCTTATCGGAGTTCACAGAGACGGCAACAGTAGACGACGCTATTACGATAAGCTACACGATTAGCGGCAATGACGAAGCGGGTCTTATCTTTGACGGCTCTGGTACGGGCGGAGCGGGTTCAAGTCAGGAGATTCATGGCAAGAATATCGACGCTGAATATGCCGTAGGTTCGTCGTTTACAGAGATTAGAGGATGGTCTGTTACGGCTAGCGTGGCATTGAGCGATACATCTACCGCAAGGGCGATAGCTTCCCCTCTCGAATGCGGTAGAACGAAACTTGCAGGGCTTAAGTCGGCATCAGCAACGGTGACAATCCTGACTCCTGTCACTGACCTTGATTTGATTATCGCACCTGGCGACACGCTTGCAGTACTTAACCTGTGGCGTCAAGATGGCGTGGCGGCTACAGGGTACTATACCGGCGCGGCTGTTTGCACAGGAACAAATACAGGAATGAACGTCAACGGCGAAGAGGTCACTGTGATCTCGTTCGTATTCGATGGCGCAGTGGAATTGAAAGTAGCATAAAGGAAAAGAAATGGACTTAAAAAAATTAGATGTTGGTGATTTGACTGTCTATGAGAGATGGATCAAAGAGCAAAAGCGTAAAGAACTTATTACGACTTTTAAGGGTTTGTACGGTGACGATATGCCTGCTGATGCGGTCTTGCAGATCGACCGCGAACTAGGCAAGATTAAAGGCATTATGGAATCAGGCAAAGTAGAGATAACGCTTGAAATGGCCCAGTTCCTTGTCTGGCGTTCCTTGTTGAAGTCTGACCCAGATATAACCTTTGAGTCAGCAGGAGAGGAATTATCGCTTGATAACATGGGCGACCTCATAGATAGCATCTTGCCGGTTCCTGATAAGCTACCGACAAAAAAAAAGACGGTGAAAAAGAAAGTCCGGAAGAAAAAGCGGAAAGACAATTAAAGTCTAACTCGATGATCCGGTCGGTCGTTAATGTTGTTCTGGGAACCGAAGGTGCTTTCGGGTACGAAGAAATATTAAGAATGGAATTGTCAGAGTTTCAGGACGTAGTAAAAGAGATCGAAATATCAAGATCAGCAGAACGATTTGAGCAAGAGAAAATAGACAACCACAGTAAAGCTAAAAGGTTTTAATCATGGGTTTAGGCTTAGCAGCGATAGACATAACGGCCAATTTAATGCCACTCAGGAAAGGCATTGCTAGAGCCAATACGCTTATCAGGGGCATGGTAAAGCGGGCAGGCTCTATAATGAAGTCTGGCTTCTCTCTTGCTTTCCGCGCCATCAAATCCGGACTGCGTACTATTACTCGGTTAGCTAAGATAACAGCCGTAGCTTTACTCGGCATCGGCATTGCTTCGGTTAAGATTGCAAGTGACGTACAGGAAACAGACAATCTATTTAAAATATCAATGGGAAGTATGGCCGATGAGGCGCAAGCTTTCGCCTCTGAATATTCTAAGTCGTTAGGATTGTTCGAGAATGATACCCGGAAATCACTAGGCACTTTCCAGTTAATGCTCACGTCGATGGGCTTAGGCGAAAGAGCCGCTTTTGATATGTCCAAGGGCCTGACTAAATTAGTTGACGATATATCCTCATTCAGAAATCAAAGACCGGATGAGATTTTCCTCAAGCTACAGGCAGGTATCACAGGAGAATCAGAGCCACTTAAGAGGTTAGGTATCCTTGTTAATGAAACCGTAGTCAGACATCTTGCGATGGAAGACGCTACTATTAAAGCAAGGATGGCTATTAAGGGTGCATCTAAAGAGCTTACAACGTCCGAGAAGGTCTTTTTCAGGTATAAGGCAATAGTAAACGCCACCCGCTTAGATATGGGCGACATGGCCCGCACACTGGACGACACAGCGAATGTGTTCCGGGTCATATGGGCGCAGGTCAAAGTCACCGCCAATACCATCGGCAAGGTCTTACTTCCAGAAGTGACAAAAGCCGGAATAGCAGTAAGGGAATTCTTCGTCAATAACCAGCCTATGATTAAGAAATGGGCAGAGGTTGCATTAGAGGCAATCCAGAAAGTTGTTAAGTGGCTTAAGATAACATTCAGCCTTGCAAGTCAAGGCAGGTTCGGTGAGATATTTAAGGAAATTGGCAGGCTGTTTGGTATTCTCGTGAACCAGTTGACCACCTTACTGAAAAAATTTGTCCCGGTTATAGTGGCTATAGGAATTGAAGCTGGCAAGGGTTTTGCGGATGGCTTCATGCAATCAGTAAAAGGCACCGCATTAGGCACTATCTTGAAAGGGACTGGAACGATTATAAAGGCATCACTTGCTCCAATTAAATTCGTGTCTGGATTAGCTGGTAAAGTAGCCGCTCCGTTTGTCACGCCCCGCTCGGCCCAGTTAGCACCATCACTTCAGGGACAAGCGGACGCTATGCAGGCCCAGCAGCTCGAACAATTAAGAATGCTTAACAGAAAATTTGATGACCAAAATAGGGATTTCTAATGGCTAACGTGATAATTGACATAGTAGAGGGCAATGGTGGACGATTTACCGTTAAGGGTTGGGAGTTTACCAGGATTGCCACTGTAGGCAACTTGACCGGTGCGGGTCACGCCATGCTAGTAGAAGCCACGCTTGCCTTGAATATTCCTATCGGCACGCCGCATCCTACTATCCCTACCGCTTTCGCGATAGAGTTCGACCCGAGTAGTATTCCGTCTTCGGGTAATGCAGCTACAGTTGTCATCCTATATAGAGAATACAGCCAAGACTACCGCATGGAAATCGGATCAAGGGTCGTAAATAAAGACACAACGGAATTTTTCACTGACCCGAATAGCAGAGTATCATCAAAAGATAATATGGTCTTGGTCTATACTTACCCAGATGATTACGACAAGGCCGAGGGGTTTGCAGGGACACAGCAAAAAGATGGATTATTGCTGTCTAAGAAAGAATACCCCGGCCTGATAGTCATAAGCAGAACAGAATTTACTTCTATAGCGGCAGACGCAGAATCCGGCCATGCCGTAGGCGTTAAGCTCACAGGCGAGATGTTAAAGGATAGAGTAAAGCTGTTTAATGGTAAGACAAATAAATCGGGATGGACAATAAGCCCCGGCGATCCCGAACATGTCTGGCAATGTAATCTTTTTGCGGTCTCGGCAGAAGAAGGATTAGCCTTTAGGGTTACTTATTCTTTTAGTTATGACTCTGATAAGTGGCAGTACACTGGAACATTCAAAGACCCTAACACTGGCGAACCAATTCCAAACCCAGAAGAGGGCGAAGAAGAGGATAGTAATGCCTCGTTTAATAACTTTAGTCGGAAAAGGTTCGACCAATACCTAGCGGAAGACTTTGACTTATTGGAGTTGATCTAATGGGACTGGGAACAACTAAAAACACACGCATACAAGTTGAGCGTAATGCTAAGTCAATACAGGCCATTGACGACCGCGACAACCCTGTCTTTAGGCGTATATCCAGCAATCCTATCCGAAGCGTATCGTCCCTAACTCCCGGCATCGTTTCAAGGGCAGTCTGTAGCGCCGACGCTGGCTTAGGTAGCACAATATCGGCAACACGGTACAGCTCAGATGGAACGACAGGGGATGCCATAACTGTTTATTGTAGTATTGCAAACGGAACTGACCTCAATGAAGCTACTCCAAG